GCCCAGTTGCCGTGGCTCTTCTGATCGTGGGAAGCGTGCTTGCCAACTTTTTGGCGCTCGTCACGGTCGGCTTGGATGTCGTTCTTACTAGGCAGTAGCGCCGAAACCTCATCAACAAGATCAAAAGGCACCGGCTTGATTACCGGGTTGACTTCTGTCCTGTTGTAGCCACCCTCGCCCGTATCGACGTAGTGCGATCCAGTCTTGATGTATTCGTCGGCCTTGTCGAAGTACATGATTTCTGGGTCGTACTTGAAGCGAACGATCCGAGCAGGCTCTTCCTTCGGCCAGTAGAAAGTCCCTGTCTTGTCCTTGGAAAACACAGTGCCTTCGTTGCCAAGGTTCATCCGCTGATCGGACCTGAAGTATCCACGCTCTATCGCTTGCTGGTACTCGGACTCGGCCATCACCCGATACACAAAGTCGCCGGGGCGCTCAGAGCCTTCGACCCGCACATTGGGGTTACTCATGTCGTTGCCACGACTACCGGGCACAGTCGTCGGTCGGTTATCTCCAGCGTAAGGCGAACCAAGATTCTTGGTGTCCCACGGAGTTATGTCGTAAAGCTGCCAGCGCCCGTCGGGCGTCTGCTCGCTTCTAGTGATGGTTTCGCCAATTTTTAGATACTTGGTTTTGACGCCACGTTCGGCAAGATACCGCTGCTCAAAGCGCTCTGGGAAAGCCTCCATGACATCCGATTGGCTACTTGGCTTCAGGATTGCGTCCCACGCATCTTCAACTTGCTCCCAAAGCGGTTTGCCCGACCGCCCTGTAGCCCAGTTGCCGTGAGTCTTCTGGTCGTGATTAGCGTGCTTCACAACGGTGGGGCGCATCGCCAACCACCGCTGCAAGCCGAGCGGGTCGGCCTTGCCGAACTGGTCGGGGAAAACTAGCCCCATCGAACAACGGCAGTTCGGGTGAGAATCCGTGGGGTAGTACACCTGATCGCCGTTGTTCAAGTTCCAAAAGCCATCAAGAGGAATGAGCAAGTCGTCCATCGGCCCGCAGATTTCGCAAAGCTTTTCGTCAGGAGTGACGATCCACTTCCGCAATGTGTTCGGCGGCAAGAAGCCATCGTCGGCCAACTGCTCCCAATACTCCTGCTGCCCGACCGAAGCAGCCCGAGCAACTTCTGTCCGAGAGATCATCTCGGCTCGATACCGAAGCAATCGCTCAGCATACGCAGCCGCCTGAGCTTGCGCCTGAGCGATTGACATCCCCGAGGCCAACAAGTTCGACTCAAGATTCTGAACCGCCAAAGCGTGCTGAGGTAGAAGGCCAACTTGTTGCCTGATGCGACGGCGAGCTTCATCACGGGTAATGACGCCCTCGATTTGATCTCTGATGATCTGGCGAAGGTTTTCTTGGATCGACTCGCTGACGTAACGAACGAGGTAGCTCGTGATGTTGCTGGCGGCCGTAAGGGCACGAGGAGAAACACCGTTGTAAGCAGGACCAATAGCATCAGCCGTCAACTGACCTGCCTGCTGCATTACCGACTGCTGAACAGGAGCAAAAGCTCCACTATCGACTTCGACTTGTGCAAGAGCGTCGTTGACAACCTCGGACATGCCCATGATTTCGCCGTCGTCAACTCGCTGAGTGAGACGGTAAACCGTGCTCACGCCGAGCAAAGACGCCATCGCCGCCAAGAAAGCCTTGACCATGCTCGGCTCCTCACGCTCCGTCATGGCCCAGATTTCTTCGGCAAGGTCTTCAGAAGAGAAGTCCTCGTATGGCGGCATGGCTACTCCTTGTCGGGCTTAGGAGCTTGAACTGCTTTCGCCTGAGGCGGCGGCTGCTTCTCGTTCATCTGAGCGGCAGGGACACTCTTTTTGCCAGCCGCTGCCACATCGCCCTTCGCTGACTCACGACGTTCGGGGAGGTGAGCCATGCCACGAAGATGGTTCTCAAGGTCATCATCGGGGAACAGTGGAGCGCCCGCACCAGCGAGTTGCTGGATAAACGTGCCGATCTCCGTAAGCGGAGGAGTCTCAATCTCCCCGTACTTGAGTTCCGGCAACGCCTTCGTCTTGATCCCGTTGACCTTGAACAGCCGAGGGATAGCGTGCTCGTTCATCACGTTCTCGATGATCTGGAGATACGTTCCGATCGACACAGAGAAAAGATTTGTCTTGTCGGAACTCAAAGCATACGAGCCATACGCTTGCTGGCCGAGCAGGATGAAGTCAGCCAGCACAGTTGTGGCGATGCGCTGGTCGTACCGTTGCAGAGTCGTGTTGATGTCGAAAGAACGAGAGCCGCCCGAAGAAAGCAGCTCAAGCTTGTAAATCTGATGGCCTTGCTCGTCGTACATCGACGGCAGGATCAAACCTTCTTGCTGATCTCGTCGAATGTTGACGACCATCTCTTGATAGTCACGGAAAATTTGTTGCTTCGCCCCGGTTGCGTCTTCCCGCATAATGTCTGGATCGACGTACATTACGGGAAAACCAGCGAGGTCACGCTCAATTCCGATGGCTTCGATCTCTTCGACTCGCCGCTTGAAATACCACGGCCGGTAGGCGTTCCGCAGTACGGAACGACCCTCAGGGTTGTTCTTCTCCGAACTCGTGCGGAACAACAACGCTTTTTCGATCGGGATGAACGTCAAGTCGTACTTTGGTGGAGCGGACTGAATAAGACCTCGGATACCGCCTTGCTCATCGAACTCCCACTTTTCCCGAGTGTCTTGCGCTCGGATTGAAATTTTTCGCCAGCCAATTTTTCCGTCGTCGTACTTCGACCTTTTCTTTGGGTTGCGGCTGTCTCCGTCTCTCTTCTTGTAAACGACTTCGTGGTAAGACCATCCGTACACCAGCATCGACATGACTTCGGAAACCACGTCGGGCCACGAAGCGCTCATGTCCATGAGGCAGGACTCAACAAAGGCTGCTGCTTCTTTGTCCGCTTTGTTTTTCGTGGCGGGCTGAACTCGCCACTTGACTTGGCGAACCAGCTTGTCGATGGCATAAAGAATCGCACCGATAACTGGGTCGTTGTCCCTCATCTCTCGAAAGATCGAGATTTGACGGTAGCCCTTGAGTTGCGGGAGGAACTCTTCTTGGATGTATCCGCTTGAGCGGCGGAGGCCGGTCAAGCCTGTTTCGGTGAATAGACCGTTATTGGAGTTTTGGGGAGGCACAGCCAATCCTTCAATCGGACGTTTCGGCCGAGGCTAACCTTGCTCGGTCACCAGAGCCAGAGCGGTTCTCGATCTGGATAGATTCCAAGCACTCGACCGAGCGCCCAACGCTCGTGCTCGGTCATGCCGCCCGCAACTCCCATCGGCAATTCGGCAACCGCCCACTTCCGGCAGTTCTCAAGAACCGGGCACCCCTCGCAAACTTCCAAGCAAGCCTTGACGGACTTCAAGCGTCGGCATCCCGGTTCGTAATCACACTTGCGAGTGCAAGCGTGCCTGAAGAACATTGCGGTTTCGCCCTTGCAAGCAGCGTACTCAACCCATTCGCTTGGAAGCGATTCGCCCAAAATGTGCGATGCATGTGGCATCAAAGACATCTTGGCTTCCTGCTGCTTCTGCGTGGAGAGCAGGCCATCGAAATTCCACGAAGCTGGCGACCTCTTCTTTGGTGGCACGCCCATGCCCGACGACAGATTTTTTCCACGATGAGACATTTGCCAAGCCAACTTCGATCTTGTGCTGATGAAGGGCAGCCAAAATTGCACCGGCTGTCCAGCACTGAACCATAGTTGCCCTAACACCACCTCGACCGACAATAGGACTCTCAATATGAGCGGCGAATTCGGCTCCAATCCACCGGCTCACAATGGACTCAACAACTTCGCTCGCCGCTTCGTAGCCAGCAGCGCAAGCGACCGCTCCTGACTTGCCGAGCTTGGGGTAATCAAAGATCGCATAATCTTCGCCGCACAAGGCAACGAATGAAGCTCTTGATGCGGCGGGGTCGATGCCGAGCGAAACGAACTCATCCGTATTGGAGGTCATGCGACATCTTCGCCGCAGTAAGCCGCCGAGAGCCAAGGTCAATCGCTGCTCGGGCAAGTTCAACAAAGTTGCGAAGTTCACCCGTTCGGAACTTGTAGTGCTCGCTGTGCTTCGCAACGTGCCCGTTTGCTTCGCCTCGCTGGATCAGCATGGTGATCTCAACTCCTCGGGAGTAAACGGCGTTGGCATACTCCATCAGAGTTAGCGGACCGTTGGAGATCGGCGGGTCAACTCGCCCGAGTAGAACTTCTAAGTAGCCATCAATTTCGCCACGAAGGTCGTCAACCGTTGCTATTCCGGGCGGCAAGCTGAACTCTCTGAGCGACTTCTTCGGAAGCGGAGAAGCCAAGGCAGACTCCTGAGAATGGGCAGCGGTCGAAGGTTGAACCCGTTTGATTTTTGCAGTCTTCATACGGCTGTGGAAGCTCCTCTCCATCAAGGGCTTGGTTGAGCATCACGAGAATGGACTCGATCTCGTCAACCGTTTCGGCGTCTTTTTTGATCTCAAACTCAGCCCAGCTTTGAGACGACTTGTCTTCGTACACGATGTAAGCGGTGTCGTACCCCGACGCAAGCAGATACGCCTGAATCTGCTTCTTGTGCGGAGCCATCACGCCGTTACGTTGGACCGAAGCGAACTGTGAGGTGCCTTTCAACTCAAAGACCCAACCTTCATTTTCGTTCACGCCGTCCATTGAACCACCCAAGCGATAGTGAGGCATCGTGGTCTTGACTTCGATGTCGGTCAGCACACCCGCATTCAGCAACATGATTTGCCAGCGAAGGTGACGGAAGTGGCCGTCGTTGAAAAGATTCTGAAGGGTCGGGTTGTAATTCTGGGCAGCCGGTTTCAAGCCGTGAAACTCAAAGATTTGCTTTCGAGGGCACTGATACAACTGCGATGGGTGGAAGTGGCCGGAACGATCGCTCGTCGGTGGAGCAAGGATCGACACAACTTTTGAGATGATCTCAGGGTCATCGGTGTGAATTCCGTCGTTGTTGTTCAACCACCCCATCAGCTTCGGAGTGATCTTCCCCGAGTTCTGCTTGAGAATTTTGATGTGCTTCTTTAGGTCGTTCAACTGATCTCCTTCGTGACAGTCATCGTAGCTGTGATGCCGTGGTGCTTGAACACAACAACGAACTCCGGTGCCTTCAGCTCTCGGGCTGCCCTCGTCCAAAGCTCGTTCAACTCTTCAGCTTTCAGGGTGTAAGTCTTGTTCGCATCTTTGATTTCGTACAGCGTCTCTCGATCACTGGCATCGTGCTTGATTCGCAAAGCACCCGAGTTGGGATGAAGGCGAGCACCCAAATCTTTTGCGACCTTCTTCTCAGTTACTCGTCCGTCTTGCTGGCGAGTTCTTGGCCGCCAACGAGCGCCAAGAGTTCCGCCCTCGCTTTCGCCAACTTTTCCGGGTTCGCCCTCAGCCAGCCAAGGAACTTCTCCGTTCCCACGATCTTGTTGCTTTCGCCCTCTAGCCACCACGATCTCCCTTCATGTCGAACAATGCCATGCTCAACTCCTGCCCCCATGATGTAAGAGGCTTCGTCAACTGCGCCCGTCTCAAGGTCGAACGTGAATAGCACATCTCGGCTCGGGGCCGACAACTTCGACTTCTCCAACGTCGCCCGAATCTTGTGGCCCGTGACCTGATTGACTTGCGCCTTTCGGCCATCAGGCCCAGTGACATCAACCTTCTCTTTCTCCTTGCCTGCCTTGCGAAGAGCAACTCGGTAGCTCGCATAGAACGGCAACGCTTTACCACCCGGCACGGTTTCAGGATCACCAAAAACAACTCCAACTGCCAGCCGAGTCTGATTGATGAAGAGGATCGCCGTTTTGTCATTCGCTGCCGTCAGCTTACGCATCCCCAGTGACATCAAAGCCGCCAGCCGAGCGGGCTGAACTGATTCCTTTGACATCCGCTTGTTCCCCTCCGCTTGAGGAAGGGTGGCAGCCACCGAATCCCACACGATCAGGTCAACTCCGTTTCGGATCAATACTTCGGAAACATCGATGGCCTCTTCGCCAGTCTCCGGCGACTGATAGATCAGGTCCGCCGTGTTCACACCGATGGACTCAGCCCATGCCGGATCATACGCGTGCTCGGTATCAACGATGGCGCAAACACCGCCTGCCGCTTGCGTCTGAGCGATGCACGATAAGGCGATGTAGGACTTCAACGTCGAGTAAGCGCCGAACAGCTCGGTGAACCGCCCCGTCGGGATGCCACCGTCGAGCAGAACGTCGATCGGTAGAACTCCGGTGGGAAGCCGCCCAACTTTGAGCGACTCGTCGTTCGCCATCACGACCGTGCCAGCACCAAGAGCGGCGTTGATCTCTTTCATCAGGTTTTGAGCCGCTGTCATCTTTTGACTCCTAGTTGTTGTAGAGCGCCAGCTTCTTGAAGGCGACCAAGAACTCCGTTGAGAGTTCCGTCCTTCGCCCAGTTCTTTCCGCCTGTGACGGTTTTCGCAGGGCACCGTTCAATGAGGTCTTCCATCGACTCGTAAGGTGCATGATCGGCTAGCGCCTGTGCGGCCCGAGGGCCAACTTGCTTGATCGACACTAGCCCACGGCGAACGCCTTTGCCGGTCGAATCGACAGCCCATGACATGCTGCTTCGATTGACGCACGCCCCCAACACCGGCACCCCAACTCGGCGTGTCTCCTTCACATACTTTGCTTCTTTGGGTGTACCTGCCGTTGTCTCTAGCAGAGCGGCATGGAACTCAATCGGGTGATTGACCTTCAGGTAGGCCAACTGATAGCCGAGCATTGCATAACAAGTAGCGTGCGCCCGATTGAACCCGTATGCGGCGAAACCTTCGATGAGCGACCATGCCTCTTCAGTTTGCTGAGCGCTCATGCCTTGATACGAGCAGAGTCGATCGAAGTCTTGGCGTGCTCCAGCCACCAAGGCGTTCGACTTGTCGGAGTAGCCGCCTTTGGCGTGCTTGCCCTTGACCGCCGTAAGGAAGTCATTGAGCTTCTCGATGGGCATCCCAAGGTCACGAAGAATCGCCAACACTTGTTCTTGAAAGACCGGCACTCCGAAAGTTTCGGCAAGATGAGCCTTGAAAATGTCGTGCGGGTACTCGACTTCGCTCGGCTTCGCTCGATTCTCCAGAAACTTTTCGGTGTATCCGAAGTCGATGGTCGCTGGCCGGTAAAGGGCGTTGATGAGGATCAGGTCTTGAACTGTCTTCGGCTTGACCTCTCGACAGCCCTTTGCCGCCGTAAACCCTTCCAACTGAAAGACTCCTGTTTCGGCCCGGCCTTTCCTCAAGAACTTGAACGTCTCAGCGTCATCAAGAGGAATCCATCCCATGCCGTCTTTCGGTGTTCGGCCAAGCAACTCCAAGCAGCGTCTCATGCTCGTCAAAGAACGAAGTCCAAGAAGATCGACTTTGATGTAGCCCGCATCTTCGACATCATCCATCAAGTGCTGCGTGACCACAGTATCGGAACTCGGGATGAGCATTGTCGGCAGCCACTCTTTGATCGTGTGATTCGGTGGAGCGGACACGACGAAGCCAGCGGCGTGAGCACCGGGTGACCGACGCAGCGGGACTTCGCTCAAGTGCTTGAGGCTCTTGGCATCGTCGGGTCGAACTCGTGCTAATTCGTGAAGATTGGTGATCTTGCCCAATTCTCCCGCAAATTTTTCGCCCAAGATTTTTCGCTGGGCGCTCATGTACTGAACGAACAACGAGCCTCGACCTGTTTCTTCGTCGTATCCCATCCGGTTGTAAGTGCCG